GGAACCCGCCGAGCTTCCCGAATACGTCGACCGTCACCACCTCGAAGCACCTCGCAACGTGTCGAGCTTTCGAGAATAACGGCGAGTGTGGAACGTGTCGAAAATGTTGGGACTCGACTATCGAAAACGTGGTCTACTTTAAACACTAGCGGAGGGCTTCAATATGCTTTTATTAGCCGTCTTTTTTATAGTGTTTATATTGTTCGCTATATTCGACCTTTAACGGGCTAGAATCAAGCCCTAGAGCCTCGCTTCGGCGGGGCTTTTTTATGTCTGCAATTTGTAGCTATCCTTCGGCCTTTTCAGGTCTATTTATCTAGCTTTGTAAGCTCTATATTTTCGATTCTAGGCGAGATTATTCTCTTTTGATGTATTGGCCTAGCTCTAAAATTATCGTCGCTGTATGGGCTTATTTTTATATGGCTGTTGCATAGATTAAACACTTGTTGCATTTTTACAACAAACGATCTTGAGATTTTATCACTTCTGCAACATCTGTTGTATTATTTCAACATTTGTTGTATTTTTGCAACTTTTAAAATTTTTATCTATATTAGGAAATTCTAATATACCCTAATAGTTAAACCTCAAAAAAAACAATTTGCCCTAATAGTTGAATCTCAGCTATAATGTTTTGACCTAATAGTTAAATCACAAGGAAAACAAAATGAGTATATATCACGATATGGCCTTCAAAGGCGACCAGACGTATAAGTTCTGGAAAGTTTTAGTCGATGGACAACCTGTTCATCAGGACCTAATAGTTGAATCTCAAGCAAAAGAAATTGCTACATCTTACTATATGATTGCAGATGATATTGACATCGAGATAAAAAACTACTACAATGACACTACGTTAAACTTAAAGCAGGAGAAATAAAATGGAACTAAACACGTACACTGTATATAACAAAGACGGTCAAGTCTTAATACACACTACTGATATCACTAAGGCATATCAGATTTTTCAACCATTAGAAAGACATTACATTGAGATAGGTACTAACGAACCTGTCGTAATCGATTCTGATGAATATTCTTGGTCCAACTAATAAGGAGAAATATAATGGGACAAATGAAAAATAAAGTTATGGATATGGAGAACGATGGTCTTCTATGTTATGATGACAACCAGGGCTGCTACGAAACTACTGAGTTAGGTAAGTTAGTGGAAGAAAGAGATTTCTTAGAGTGGGAAATTAAGAGAGACAAAGCTGACTTAATAGCTGTAATCCATAAAATCAATAAGATAACTGGGGGAAGAAACGATGAAGTGCAAGGTTTGTGACCAACTGTTGAACGAATATGAAGCAGTTAAGAAGGACCCAGTGACTAAACAATATTTAGACACTTGTACCTACTGTCTGAATATGTCTAGAAGTAAGACTATATCTAAGATGGAAGAAGAAGAATCTTTCAGAGAAGAAAATAGTTACACAAACGATGAGAATTGTGATACAATCTCTTAAGATATACTTAAGTTATTTACCTAACGATATAGCCGTAGTAGTTATATCTTAGGTTTAACTTAAGATAGGGCGTCGGACATTGGCCCTCTTTTTTGCAATGTCTATTTTAGTAAGGAAAACAAAATGATTACAAAAGGTGAAGCTAAGTACGTATATCTTGACTCAACTGAGAAGTTCAATGGTGAGGATACTGGTAAGTACACACTAACGATTGCACTAAATGATGCAGAAGCTAAGAAATTAGAAGAAGCAGGTGTAAAAGTAAGGACCGTCAAAGATTCTGAGACTGGTAAGGACATTAAGATTCGTAAGTTCTCTACTCAGTACAAGCTCAATGACGATATGATTCAAACCAACAGCGGCAATGTCGTAGGAACTGACTTCGGTGCAGGCTCTCAGGTTGAGGTCTTATGGAAGGCAGGTAAAGAACATCCTACTCACGGAGTTGCTACGTATCTAACAGCTATTAAGCTAGAAGATAATTACACTCCTGGTTTCAAGGGTGCTAATGAAGAGTTGGCAGATTTTCTTAATAGATAATCTAGTCAGATGTCAGATTTCTTACATCACGAGCCGTGCCCAGCGTGCGGCTCAAAAGATAATCTGTCACGCTACTCAGATGGTCACGGCTGGTGTTTCGGTTGTGGCCATCTTCAGCCAGCTACAGATAACATTAACGATAACTACGAGGAGGAAACAGAATTGGAAGTTAGGGGTTTTATCAGTGACATCCCAGAACGCTGCATATCGAGAAAGATTGCGACTAAGTATGGAGTCAGAGTCACTAAAGGCACCGATGGTAAGATTGATAAACACTATTATCCTTACTACGATGCAAAGACAGGAGACCTGCTAGGCTACAAAGAAAGAAAAGTAGCAACTAAAGATTTCGCTATCAGCGGAACGAATAGAGGAGCAGGATTATTTGGACAGAATATATTTAAAGATGGTGGTAGTAAATATTTAACTATCACTGAAGGCGAATTAGACGCTTTGTCTATAGCAGAAATGTTCGATGGTAAGTGGGCTCACGTCTCACTTAAGAATGGAGCACAGTCTGCTGCTAAAGACATCAAAGAGAATCTAGAATTTATAGAATCTTTTGAGTATGTCGTACTTTGCTTTGACCAAGACGAAGCGGGCCAAGAGGCAATAAAGAAGGTCAGAGACATAATATCTCCTAACAAGCTACGTATCTGTACGCTGACTATGAAGGATGCAAGTGAATTACTTATGTCTGGAAATAGTAAGGAATTCTTGGAGTCTTGGTGGAATGCTAAGCCATATACTCCAGAAGGAATTATTTCAGCGGGAGATACGTGGGCTTACTTAGAAGCTCAAGAGAATGTTCAATCTATGCCATATCCTTGGCTAGCACTCAATGAATTAACGTACGGTTTTAGACCTAAAGAATTAGTCACACTTACGAGTGGTACTGGTATGGGTAAGACGAGCGTAGTTAAAGAGTTAGAGCATTATCTAATCAATAATACTGAAGATAATATCGGTATCTTACATCTAGAAGAATCTATCGAGATGTCTACACTAGGCATTATGTCTATCGAACATAGTCTTCCATTGCACTTACCACCTTATAAGAATAAGTTCTCGAAAGAAGAGACACATAAGATGTGGTACAAGGCAGTAGGGCAATATGCTAAGCGTCTATTTATGTTTGACCACTTCGGCAGCATAGCGGAGGATAGCTTAATAAATAGAATCAGAGCTATGACTAAAGGTATGGATTGTAAGTGGGTCATATTGGACCACCTATCAATAGTTGTATCTGACCAAGAAGGTTTTGCCGACGAACGTAAAGCTATCGATTCTATAATGACTAAACTACGTAAGCTAGTACAAGAGACTGGTATAGGTCTGTTTGTTGTCTCACACTTAAAGAGACCAGTAGGTAAATCTCACGAAGAAGGTGGGCAGGTGTCATTGTCAGAATTGAGAGGTTCATCAGCTATCGCTCAATTATCAGATATGGTTATAGGTTTAGAACGTAATCAACAAGCTGAAGATGAACAAGAAAGAAATACTACTACTTTACGTGTAATGAAAAATAGATTTGCAGGATTGACTGGTAAAGCTGGTAATTTGTTATATAATAAAGATACTGGAAGACTAAAGGAAATATAATGAGTACAGTATTTTTTGATATAGAGACTGATGGTCTAGATGCTACTACAATACACTGTATATGTGCTATGACTTCAAATGACGACACAATGTATAATTTTATCGGGGAGGATGCAAGTGCAAACTTTAAGAAATGGTTGGACACAGAAAAGTGTTCACTTCTTGTTGGACACAACATTATTGGTTTTGATATTCCTGTTCTGCGTAAGCTTAGTAGCTACAGTTGGGATTATCCTATTCGAGACACTCTTGTCTTATCAAGATTGGTTAACCCTTCCTTGGAAGGAGGTCATTCGTTAAAGGCTTGGGGTGAAAGGGTAGGTAACTACAAGGATGACTATGTAAAAGATTTCTTAGAGAAGCACGGTAAAGATTCTAATCCTTGGGCTGCGTTCAATCAAGAGATGTTAGAGTATTGTCAGCAAGATGTACGAGTATTAAAAGATTTATTCTTTAGATTGGGAGTGCAGTTAGAAGATTTTACTGAACAATCAGTAGAGTTAGAACATCAAGTAGCATTAATAATTAAAGAGCAAGAAGACACTGGAGTCTTATTCGACGAACGAAAAGCTCATCTATTATTAGCTGAATTGAAAGATAAGGTTACTGAGATAGAAAGAGAGGTAAGAAAAGTATTTACTCCATTACCTGTCTGGAAAGAATTAACTGATATAAAGAATAAATACAAGAAAGATGGGACACCTACAGTGGCCTATCAAAAACAGTTAGATAGAGGTGCTCACTATGAGGATGGCACTTGGGGTTGCATAGAATATCCAGAGTTCAATCTTGGGAGTAGACAGCAGATAGCTAGATACTTGCAGAACTTTGGCTGGGAACCCCAGGAATTTACTGATAAAGGTAATCCGATAGTGAATGAGAAAGTGCTTGAGAATGTGAACATACCTGAAGTCAAACTCATAGTTGAGTATCTTACCATCACAAAGAGAGTTGCTATGGTCCAGTCTTGGATTGAAGCTATGAAAGAAGATGGTAGGATACACGGAAAGGTAAATAGCTGCGGGGCTTTAACAGGTAGGATGACACATAATAGTCCTAATCTAGCTCAGGTCCCAGCAATATATTCACCTTACGGCGAAGAATGTAGAGAGTTGTGGATAGTACCTGAAGGTAAGAAACTAGTAGGTGTTGATGCTAGCGGTCTAGAACTTAGGATGCTGGCACACTATATGAATGATAATACTTATACTGAGGAGATATTAAATGGAGATATTCACACAGCAAATCAAATGGCTGCAGGACTTCAATCAAGAGATTCAGCAAAAACTTTCATCTATGCCTTCCTATATGGAGCTGGAGACACCAAAATCGGAACAATCGTGGGAGGAAGTGCGAAAGCAGGTGCTGCACTTAAAGCAAAATTCCTTGATAATACGCCAGCACTTAAAACATTACGAAGACGAGTTGACTCGCAGAGCTCAAAGGGTTGGATTAGGGGTCTCGATGGACGAAGATTAAACATCAGGTCACAACACGCAGCACTAAATGTATTACTACAATCGGCTGGTGCGATAGTGATGAAGCAAGCATTAGTCTTATTAAATAAGTATGCTAAAGCTTATAACATAAATTTTAAATTTGTTCTCAATGTTCACGATGAATTTCAGTGTGAAGTAGCACAGGAACAAGCAGAACAATTCGGTAGTCTTGCAGTTGAATGTATCAAACGTGCAGGGCTAGATTTTCAACTAAACTGTCCTCTGGATGGTGAATATAAGGTAGGTGACACGTGGGCACAGACACACTAATACAAGATATCTATGATTTGATAGATACCAAAGAGATACCAGAAGGTGTCAATGTTGAGAAGGTCTTAGACCAGTTTGCAGAGAATATGAAAGAAATTCTACTCAACAATATTACTGAGCATAAAAAAGACAATCGTAAATTAAGAATGTCAAATATCGGTAAAAAGGATAGACAACTATGGTATAATTATAAAGGTTACGAGGGAGAACCCCTGCTCCCTCACACTAAAATCAAATTTCTGTATGGACATTTAATTGAAGAGATGGTCCTAGCATTGGTAAAACTCTCAGGCCATACAGTCACAGACGAACAGAAACAAGTAGAAGTAGATGAGATTAGAGGCTCTATGGACTGTAAGATAGATGGTCTATTAGTAGATGTCAAATCTACATCCAGCTACGGCTTCCGTAAGTTTAAAGATGGTTCACTTATAGATGATGACCCATTTGGATACATAGACCAAATCAAAGGTTATGCTCACGCTGAAGGCGAGAGACAATTCGGTTGGTTAGCTATGGATAAGACTAACGGACATCTTACTCTACTAAAATATGATATGGATGATGAGACGTCTAGTCAATGGACTAAACTAAACTTCTTCAGTATTGAAGATAGAATCAAACATATCAAGAAGGTAGTCGAACAAGAAGAGCCACCTGAAAGATGTTACAAGCCAGAGCCTGACGGTAAAAGTGGTAATATGAAATTAGGTGTAGGATGTAGTTATTGTCAATATAAACATCACTGCTACCCAGAACTAAGAACTTTCTTGTACTCTAATGGTCCAAGATACTTAGTCGAGACTGTTTACACACCTAACGTCATAGAGGTAGATAAAGATGGCAATAAAATATCGTAGTAAACTTGAGAAAGAATGTCACGACTTACTAGGGAGACAATGGAAATATGAACCTAATAGAATTGCTTACACTGTTAGACGTAACTACACACCTGACTTTGTCTTTGGGGATTATTATATAGAAGTCAAAGGTTTCTTCAGGGCTGGAGATACTCAGAAATATAGAGCTATAGCTGAACAATTAAAGTTCGAGAATAAACATCTTATATTTCTGATGCCAGACCCAGAGAAGAGAACTAGGAAAGGTGGTAAGACTACATACAGACAATGGTGTGCTAAATACGACATAAAGATATTCAGCACTAAACAAATTAAGGAGCTAAAACAATGGACGAGAACAAAGCGATAAATCCGCAGCATTACAAACAAGGTAATATTGAAGTTATCGACTTTATCTTGGACCAGAAGTTTAGCTACTTAGAGGGAAACATTATTAAGTATGTGTCTAGATATAAGTACAAGAATGGTCTTGAGGACTTAAAGAAGGCACAGTGGTATTTGGAGAGACTAATAGATGCTAACACTTGAGGAACTTAAAGACAAGATTGAGAATCAAGGATACGACGAATGTCTTATCTGCGATATCCTAGAGATATCAGTAAGAGATTTGTTAGACAACTTTGAAGATAAATTAATTAGAAATAGAGAACAATTTGGGGAGGATATAGATGAGTATTGATTTAGTAATGCTTTTAATTGCAGCTTTATGTGCTGCAGGTGGTGCGGCTTCTTGGTGGTACGGCGAGCAGCAATACGGAAAAGGAATCTTAGATGGCATTCAGATGCATAACAGTGGTAGACTTAAATATACTACGTATGAAGAAGATGGCCAGACTATGATTAATATTAAGATAGACGAATTAGAAGATGAAGAGTAATTATTTAGGAATCACTATAGATAGGAAGAGAGACAAGAAGATGTCTGAACAAGCCAGAGAGCTTGTAACAAATTACTATCTTAGAGGTAAAGAGAAATCACCACAGGAAGCATACGCTAGAGCCTGTGTTGCTTATAGTAATAATGATTTAGAATTAGCACAGAGGTTATATGATGCTGTTAGTAATGGGTGGTTTATGTTCAGTAGTCCTATATTGTCTAACGCTCCGATGCCAGGAGAAGAAGTCAAAGGACTACCTATTTCTTGCTTTCTTAGTTATGTTCCTGACGACCTTAACGGTCTCATACAACATCAATCTGAGTTAGCTTGGTTAAGTGTTAAAGGTGGTGGTGTTGGCGGTCACTGGGGTGACGTTAGACCTGTGAGCGATAAAGCTCCTGGGCCAATACCTTTTATTAAAGTAGCAGATTCAGCAATGACTGCTTATAAACAAGGAAAGACAAGGAAAGGGAGCTATGCTGCGTACACTGATATCTCGCATCCAGACATCATTGAATTCATCAACTTACGAGTACCTACTGGAGGGGATACTAATCGCAAGTGTTTTAA